AGATAATGAATACACCATACGGTAAGATTGTAAAAGGTCTTATAGATGAAGGCGCTCAATTGGGTGTTTCTAGTCGTGGTATGGGCTCATTAATACAAAGAAACGGTGCAAACTACGTTAAAGATGATTTCTATCTTGCTACCGCTGCTGATATAGTTGCAGATCCATCAGCTCCAGACGCTTTCGTTGAAGGTATTATGGAAAACAAAGAGTGGGTTTGGGACAACGGTGTCTTAAAAGAAAAAGACATTGAAGCTTGGAAAAGTCAAGTCCAAAGTGCAAAACAGCGAGCATTAGAAGAATCAAAACTAAAAGTATTTGAATCTTTTCTTAAAAAACTTTAGTTTTATAAATATCTTGTAAGAAAGAAATTTAATAAACGTTTATTAAAATAATTAAGGAGATTTCTTATGGCCGAAACAGAAAATAAGTTAGAGGCGTTGGAACAAGAAGCAGTAGTAGAGGCGCAAGCCAACCCTATGGCTGATGCTCCAAAAAAGAATGCTGTAGCAGCTGAACCAACTCATCTGAAAAACGATGCTGAGGATTTAGGTGCACCTGTAGTAAAACCTACTGACAGCAATCCGGACGCAACTAAAAAATCTAAACAGGTTTCTGGTGACGCTCAACAAGCAAATGCTGGTGCTGCTGAGGCAATGCCAAAATTAAAAGAAGAGCAAGACGAGGAAACTGTCGAGGCAGATGATTCTTCAAAAGAAGTTGTTAAAGAGGAAGAAATCGTGGAAGAAGATGAAAAAATCGATGTATCCGCTGATGTCGAAGCTTTAACAAAAGACGAAGATTTATCTGAAGAGTTTAAATCGAAAGCTGCTACTATTTTCGAAGCTGCTGTTAACTCAAAAGTTAAAGAAGCAAAGAAGAAAATGATGGCTGGTTACGAAGAAAAACTTAAAGAAGAGATTGATACTGCTAAGGGCGAACTTGTAGAAAAAGTTGACTCATATCTATCATATGTTGTAGAAGAGTGGATGAAAGAAAACGAGATAGCGCTTGAAAGAGGTATCAAAGGAGAAATTGCCGAGGACTTTATATCTGGTTTGAAAAAACTATTTGAAGACCATTACATCGATGTCCCGGATGAAAAATATGACGTGCTTGAAGATCAAGCTTCAAAAATTGAAGACTTAGAAAGCAAACTAAACGAACAGATCGAAAAGAATGTTGAACTAAAATCTGGTATATCAGAAAAAACTAAAGACTCAATCATTTCAAAAATGGGTGAAGATTTAGCTGATACATCAAAAGAGAAGTTTAACAAACTTGCTGAAGAAGTTGAGTTTGAAAATGAAAAAGACTTCACATCTAAAGTAGCTACTATTAAAGAAAGTTACTTTGGTATAAAATCAGAAGCTTCTTCTGGTGATTTAGATGATGTAGCGGTAGGCGATGAATCGACTCCGGTTGATTTAACGAATGCTATGGCTGCTTATACCGCCGCTATAAGTAAAACAAAAGACATGAAAGTGTCTAAATAAAAAATAGAGGAGAGAAGAAGATATGTACTTATCTGAAACTTACGAGAAAAAATGGCAGCCAGTCTTAGAGCATCCTGATTTACCAAAAATTGAGGATTCTTACAGACGTGCCGTTACAGCAACTATCTTGGAAAACCAAGAAGCTGCACTAAAAGAAGACGCTGCTTTCATTAGCGAAGCTGCACCAACTAACTCTACAGGTGCTTCTATTTCTAACTGGGATCCAATTTTGATCTCATTAGTAAGAAGAGCAATGCCTAACCTTATCGCATACGATATCGCTGGTGTACAACCAATGACTGGTCCAACAGGACTTATCTTTGCAATGAGAAGTAGATATACTAACCAATCTGGCACAGAGGCGTTATTTGACGCTGCTGATACAGATTTCTCAGGTAGAAACGCTGCTGGTTCAGCTGTAGATGGTTATTCTACAACTGCTGATTCAGGCGCTAACCCTGCTGTTCTTAATGACGCTTCACCAGGTACTTACACAAAAGGTACTGCAATGTCAACTGCTGCCGCTGAGGCACTAGGTGACGCTGCTGGTAATGCATTTGCTGAAATGGCTTTCTCAATTGAGAAGTCAACTGTAACTGCTAAAAGTAGAGCGCTTAAAGCTGAATACACTATGGAACTTGCACAAGACTTAAAAGCAATCCATGGTTTAGACGCTGAAACAGAACTTGCAAACATTCTATCTGCTGAGATCCTTGCTGAGATCAACAGAGAAGTTGTAAGAACTATTTACATCAACGCTGAAAAAGGTGCTTCTGCTAACACAGGAACAATCAACACAACTACTGAAGGTATCTTTGATTTAGATACAGACTCAAACGGTAGATGGTCAGTTGAAAGATTTAAAGGTCTTATGTTCCAAGTTGAGAGAGAAGCAAACACAATCGCTATGAGAACTAGACGTGGAAAAGGTAACATGATTATCTGTTCTTCAGACGTTGCTAGCGCATTGCAAATGGCTGGTGTTTTAGATTACACACCTGCTTTGAACAACAATCTAAACGTTGACGATACTGGTAATACTTTTGCTGGTGTATTAAACGGTAGATACAAAGTGTACATTGATCCATACTCAGCTAACCAAGCTGCGAAGCAATACTTCGTTGTAGGTTACAAAGGTACTTCACCTTACGATGCTGGTATGTTCTATTGCCCATATGTTCCACTACAAATGGTGAGAGCAGTTGGACAAGACACTTTCCAACCGAAAATCGGTTTCAAAACTAGATACGGCTTACAAGCAAACCCATTTGCTGAAGCAGGTACTGGTGACGCAGCTGTTATTAACGGTTCAGGTTCAGCGAATGCTAACAGATACTACAGAAGAGTACAAGTTGCAAACTTAATGTAATATTGATACTTTTGTGTATCTTACACAATTCAAAAGGGGCGACTTTAAACATCGCCCCTTTTTTTATGCCTCCGGTATGGATAAATAGTATTATGAAAAAGACACTATTTCAATTATCTTGGATAATAGGTTTATGTTTAGGAATACTATTACTTTCTATTATAGTTTTTCCTGGACCAGAGAAAAGACAAGATTTTTTAAAAAAACAACTAGATAATATTCAAAAACAAAAAGAAATATTAACTCAGAAAGAATACGAGTTGCTCTTAAAAGCCTATGATAAAGAGTGGCAAGATTTAGACAAGGCAGAAAATGACAACAACTAATAGTTATTTAAGGCAACCAACATCGCAAGATTACGCTTCACCTACTCAGTTTAAATTTTCAATACTTAAATTGCCTAAAGTAGAATTTTTTGTAACACAAGTAAATATACCTGGTATTACATTAGGCACAGCTGTTCAAAAAACACCATTAAAGAACATACCAACACCAGGTGACCAGTTAAACTACGAAGATTTACAAGTTACATTTCAAGTTGATGAAAACTTAGAAAACTACCAAGAAATACATGGTTGGCTAGTTGGTCTAGGTTTTCCAAGAGATTACTCTGAATATAGAAACTTAACAGGTGCAGGTGCAGATAGATTTCCTACAACTAATTCTGTTTCTACAGAACCAGGTAAAGTAAAATATGGTACATCGGACGCTGGTGCTACATATTCAGACGCTACACTATCTATATTAACAAGTAAAAATAACGCTGTACAAGAAGTTAGATTTAGAGATTTATATCCTACTTCTTTGAGTGGATTGCAATACGACCAACAGGCTGAAGATGTTAATTATCTTACTGCTACGGTTACATTTAGCTATTTGATTTATGATTTTGCGAGTGTAGGTGCTTCGGCAACTACTGTTACTACCTCGTAAAAGCTTTACATTTCAATAGTTTTGTGATATAATGGAGATATTATGGATTTAGAAAAATTACAAGAACTGGCTGATAAAGACTTGTCTATCAATGATTCGGAGTTAGATTTAGAGTCTTTAAAAACACCACAATTACACAACAAATATATGAAACACTTAACAAAGTTTAAGTTAATGTTAAGTCGTGCCGAATCTGAATATAAAACAATCAAAAGAGATAAGTGGGAATATTATACTGGTAAGGCAGACGCCTCAGTATATGCACAAAAACCATTTGATTTAAAAATATTAAAAACTGATATAGACAAATACTTAGAAGCTGACGAAGATTTACAGAGAATAAAACAAAAGGTAGATTATTTAAATGTTGTTGTTGATTTCTTAGATAGAACAATTAGACAAATAACAAATAGAACATTTACTATAAAAAATTCTATAGATTGGAAGAAGTTTACTAGTGGCGCAATTTAATGAATATTTTAAAAGAAGATTTATTTCCTACTAGAATTTTTTTAGTTGATAATCTTTTAAAAGAAGAATATATCAACACAATGAGAGAAGATATACTCTCTACACCTAAAAAACAATCTAGGCCTAAATTACAATACGAACTAAAATATAAAGAGTTGGTTGATAAAGTTTATAATATTGCACAATCTTATTTTATTGATATGATGTGGAATGTAGAAGACTATCAAATTACAGATATGTGGTCTAACGTATTAAAGCCTGGAGAAAGTCATTCATTACATACACATTCAAATAATGTTATAAGTGGTGTTTACTATATACAAGCAAAGAATTCAGAAATACGATTTTTTGATCCTAGACCACAAACAAGAATTTTAATTCCTAGAGCATGGCAAGATAATAAAGAAAATTCAACAACATGGTTTTATCCAGCAACTACAAATAGATTGTTAATGTTTCCTTCTTGGCTAGAACACGATGTACCTACTACACAAGAGGAAAGAATATCTATTTCCTGGAATATTATGTTTAAAGGTAAGATTGGTTCTTCCGAAGAATATCAATCAGCAGAGTTTTAAATGACCACAACAAAATATATTATCATAGACAAAAAAGATGAAGTACATCTAAAGATTGAAGCTGACGCCGATATTAGGAGAGATATATCAGAGTACTTTACTTTTGAGGTACCTGGTTTTAAGTTTATGCCTCAGTTTCGAAACAGAGTATGGGACGGAAAGATAAGGTTATTTTCGTATGCAAACGGTCAAATATATGCAGGATTATATCCTTATATCTTAAATTGGTGTAAAGAAAACAATGTCCAAGTAGTAGATGGTACGAAGATTAAAGATGTGGTTGTTGATGATAAAGTGGTTGACCGATTTTTAAAAGCACTTAAAATACCAAAGATTGAGATAAGAGATTATCAAAAAGAAGCATTTGTACATTCTATTAAAAAGAGTAGATGTTTGTTGTTATCACCCACAGCTTCAGGTAAATCATTAATAGTTTACTTAATGTTGATATACAATCTAGTAAGATTAAGAGATAAAAAACAAGATAAGATATTAATTATTGTACCTACAACATCATTAGTAGAACAATTATTTAAAGATTTCAAAGATTATGGTTACAATAGTGAACGTAACGTACATAGAATATATCAAGGCCATGACAAAGACACAAAGAAAAGAGTTATTATATCTACATGGCAATCAATATACAATCAACCTAAAAAATGGTTTAGTCAATTCGGTATGGTAATTGGTGATGAGGCACACTTATTTAAAGCAGTTTCATTAACTAAAATCTTGACAAAATTAGAAAAATGCCCATATAAGGTTGGACTAACTGGTACTTTAGATGGTACACAAACACACAAACTTGTATTAGAGGGTTTGTTTGGTACTGTAAATAAGGTTGTATCTACAACTGAACTAATAGAAAAGAAACAGTTAGCTGATTTAAAAATATTCTGTTTGATTTTAAAACATGGTGCGATTGAGTGTAAACATGCTAGTGGTATGAACTATCAAGAAGAAATGGATTACATAGTACAATCAGATAAAAGAAATAAATTTATACGAAACTTG